CGGCGCGCCGGGCCCGTGAACTGTCCGTCCGCCAGCGTCTAGCTGACGGTCGTTTAGGTCTCGAGCAACGCGTCCGACGTGCGCAGCGGGATCCCGCGGAAGAACATCACCCGCTTCCCGTCGACGTTGTCGAACGTGAGGCCGCCGCCGCTCGTGACGTTGGCCGTGGCCTGGATGTCGAGGAACTCGAGGATCGTCCGGTTCATGTAGAACGCCGGCCGGACCGCCGTGACCGACGGCATCCGGTGGATCGCCTTCGCCATGAGCTGGAAGAGCAGCGCCTGGCTGCCCGAGTTGGCGATGAGGTCCGAGATGTCGATGTTGCAGATCCGGACGACGTGGCGCCAGTCCTTCAGCGAGATCCCGACGTCCCAGGTGAACTGTTCCTGGTAGGCGCGCATCCGCGTGCCGCCAATGCCGGTCGAGCCCTGGATGGTGACCTCGCCGTAGTCCTGGTGCGTGATGCCGGCCTTCGACCCCTTCGGGAAGATGCCGTGCACGGAGTTCGGCCCCCAGCCGACCAGGTAGATCGACGTGTTGTCGTTGCCGGCGCCGCCGCCCTTGATGACGTTCTTGCCGTTGCCGGCGGTCGAGAGCGAGTACCGCGCCGCGAGGCCCGTGAACTCCTCGGGGGCGAGGCCCGCGTTGCCGTAGAACAGCGTCTGCGCGACTTCCTGGTTCATCGCTTCGATGAACGCCAGCGCCTCGCTCTGCCGGAACCCGGCCGTGTTGCCGTTGAGCGCCGCGAGCTTGCAGTCGACTTCCGACCAGGCGTCGAGCGAGCCGCACTGTTCGTCGACCTGCGCGGTGGTCGACTTACTCGTCGGCGTCGTGCCGTTGATGAGGCGCCACGCCACGGCCGGCAGGCCCGTCCGGACGGTCGTCCGATCGCCCGTCGGCAGGTTGCCTTCCTTGAACAACATGTCGAGCAGGATCTCGTTCGACTGACTGAGCAGTTCGACGATGTCCGGCACGGCGCCGTTGGGATCGAGGCGCTTCGCCCAATCGGCGAGCGTGAGCACGCCGGTGCCGAGCGTCAGGCCCACGAGGCCCGTGCCGAGAAGCCACGCGTGCAGGTGCGGGACCGCGGGCGCGCCGGCGTGGGCCGTCGCCGCGAACGCGGGCTCGACGCCGCACACCAGCGCGACGACGAGCGTGAGAGTGAACCAACGAAAGAATCGGACCATGAGCGTTGCCTCGTGTGCGAGGGACGGAGCCTCAGCTCTTCGGCGCGTGCGTCGGGTACAGACGAGCGAGCCGGGCCTCTTCCGAGTTGTCCCGATCACCGCTGCCGCCGCCGCCACGTCCGTAGACCCCGCGGTCTTCGTCCATCAGCTTCCCGATGTCGGCGAGGAGCGCGACGACTTCGAGGTGGTTGCCGTAGCCGCCCCGCTCGAGCAACGCACGGAATGCGTCGCCGCGAGGCGTCCCCTTTGCCCGGAGCCGATCGAGCGCCACCGCCGCGAGTCGCTTGGTTTCGTCAAGCTTCGCGCCGCCGTAGGTCGGGTCCGCTGTGGTTTCCGCGAGGAACCGGTCGCTCTGCCGCGCGTACTGCGCGTCGAGCTCGGTCACGACCGCCTGGGCCTGCTCGTTGGTCCAGCCGGCAGCACGCGCGCGCGTCTCGACGTCCTTCACGTCGGCCGCACTCACGTGTCCCCCTTCGGGCGCGACGAGGGCGTACGTCTCGGGCGCCTTGTTCTTCGCGTCGGCGGCGGCCTTCTCGTCCGCGGCTTTCTTGTCGGCCGTGGCTTTCTCGTCCGCCGCTTTCTTGTCGTCGGCGGCCTTCGCATCGGCCGCGGCCTGGTCAGCGGCGGCCTTGCCGTCGGCAACCGTCTTGTCCGCGGCAGCTTTGTCTGCGGCGGCCTGTTCCTCAGGTGTCATCGCGTCCCTCACGTTCCTGACCGGCGCGCGGGACGCGCGCGGCCTTCGCTTCCTCGGCGTCACTGCGCGCGCGCTGGCGCGCTTCCCGCTCCATCTCGAGGTACAGCGTCTCGTCGCAGTCGGCGAGCTCGACCATCAGCTCGTGGCCGTAGTCCTGCCGCCCGGCGCGGTAGTAGATCTCCGCGTTCGGGGCATAGATCGATTTGAAGATGCCGGCGACTTCGAGCATCCGGTAGAGCACGAGCCGGCCGTCGTACGTGCTGAGGACCGCCTTGAGCGCCGCCTGGAAGCGGCGACGTTGCTCGGCCGTGATGCGCCGCGCGGCGGCGACCTGGTCGCGGTCGCTGGCATTCGTGACGTACGGCGCGCGACTCATGCCGGCACGCCCCCCGGCTGCTGCGCGGCCGCGGTCGTGACGACGCGGTCGAGCGCGCTATTCGTGCCGAGCGGCGCCGCGGCCGCGTCGCGCGCCGCCTTCGCGTTCGCCGCGTTGTTCACGGCGTCGGCGGCGTCCTTCTGCGCCTGCGCCTCGGCCTGCGCCGCGGCGGTCGCGTCCTCGTCGGTCTGCAGGATGCGCGGGTCGACGCCGAGCATGTCGGCGTAGTCGTTGACCAGCTGGAACGGCTTGATCTTGTGCCGCACCTCCGGGTACGTCTGCGCGATCGCGCCGATCGTCGAGACGAACCGATCGAGCCCCGCGACGCCCACGAGCTTCATCGCTTCGGCGAGGATCGACGTGTATTCGATCTTCAGCTCGACGCCGTCGAGTGCGTCCGGCGGCTCCGGCAAGAGGCCCGCACGCGCCGCGATCGCGTAGGTGCGGTCGATGAGCGGCGAGAGCAGCTCGTCGTTGGTGCGCTCGAGCACGGGCCCGAGCACGATCAGCTTTTCCTCCTGGCGCGCCGCGACCTCGGCCGCCGTGATCGGCTGCACCTGCTGCGACTGCGCGAGCATCAGGAACAGGTCCTCGAAGTACGCGCGCTGGATGCGCTGGCGCGTGAGGTTCTGATCGGCGACGAAGTTCGCGAGGTTCAGCTCGACCTCGTAGATCGCCCGGAAGCCGTCTTTGCCGTGCTGCAGGTCGACGTACGACACGTCGCCCGGGAAGACGCTCGGCTTCTGCGAGCGCATCGTCTCGGGCGCCTGCAGCGGCGGGTTGATCTGCTTCGCGATCGCCTGGCCCTTGCGCCGTTCCATGATCTGCAGCTGCTTCACGTCGCCGATCGCCGTCATGCCCGGGCAATCGGTGCCGTACGTGTCCTCGCCGGTCACGTCCCAACGGGGCGCGACCACCGGGAATTCATGGAAGCCGGACACCTGCAGCATCGTGTCGCGCGCCTCCTGGCCGATCTCGCAGTACGTCGAGATCCACGGCAAGTGCCGCGCGAAGCCGTGGGGCCGCGCGTCCTCGTTCGGCATGACGGTCCAGCACACGTCGACCGAGGCTTCGTAGTCGCCGCGGTCCCATAAATTGCGCACCGTCGTCGACGTCACGGACCAATCGATCTCGCGGCCCTGGCGCGCGAACATCTCGACGATCTGCCGCACCGTGAGCTGGAACTCGCGGACGAACGTCGTCGTGCGCTGCCGCGCGTCGAGCCCCGTCGCCCACGAGCCGAGCGGGTACGCGTAGCACCGGACGAGCGTCTTGGGATCCTCGACGATCGCCATCGCGCTCGAGCCGAACGTGCCCATGTCGCCATAGAGGATCGGCAGCATGTTGTAGACGTTCGAGCCGGCGAGGAACACGCGCAGGCGATCGGTGACGGTGTGCAGCCAGATCTTGACGTCGGGCGACTCGGCCAGGTCCGGGTCGGGCGTCGTCAGCTTGAACCACGGCCGCGCTGGCGACGTCAGGCCCGAGTGCAGCCCGCTCGCGAGCGTGCGCGCGGAGAAGCGCGCCGTCGAGTCGATGATGAACTGGTCGCGGCGCTCGCCGCGGTTGCGGTCCGTCGTCGTGAAGCGGACGCGGCGCGGCGCGATGTAGTCGGCGAGCTCGCGCCAGCTGGCGTCGAAGCTCGCGCGCTCACTCCACAGCCGCGTCTTCAGCGTGAGGTAGCGATCGCGGGTGTGGCGTGGCGCCGCATACGGCGACGTCGTCGAGAGCAGGGTGGCCCCCATCGATCAGTAGGCGCCGCGCTTGCGGATCAGGCCGGCGACGGCGCGGCCGTGCGCCGAGAGCGTCGCCATCTTCTTCGCGCCGTACTTGGCGCGGCCGGCGGCCGCCGCGACGGCGGCGGGATGCTTCGCGCCCGACGCCGCGGCCGATCGCTCGACCGCCTTGAACCGCGCGCCGGATCCGCGCTTCGGCTTCATTACGCCCCCGCACTCACGGTAAGCACGCCGGCGTCGAGGAAGAGCGCGCCCGCGACGGCCGGGTCCACGGTCGGCAGCGCATTGATCGCCGCGGCGAGGAGCACCGCGAAATTCCCGATCGCGGCGTGCGGAATCGTCAGGCTGCCGTCGTCGTTGACCGTCGCGACGGTCTGCCCGTGCCGATTCGTGATCACCCGTTCGGCGTCGACCACGTCGGTCAGCGCGTAGGCGATCGCGTCGTCGGCGCCGGCGTCGTCGCAGCGGACACGAACATGGACGCGGTCCGTCGTCTCGTTGACGACCGTGCCGCTCTGCGAGCCGGTGACGCTGGTGAGCGCCACGGTGCGCCCGTCGAACGCCTGCACGAGTTGCCACGTTTGGCCGCCGTCGCGCGAGCGCTCGAGCAGCACGCGGCCCGAGAACGTCTCGTCGGCCGCGACCGTCGTCGCCCACGTCACCGACTCGCCTGGGGAGAGCAGGAGGGCGGTGCTGGCCCCCGTCGCGCTGAACGATCCAGTCACGGACATCGCGGTCTCCTTCAGGCCTTGCCGATGAGCGTCTTGGGCGCGAGCTTGGCGGCCGGCGTCGCGGCGCCGCCCGTGAGCTGCAGCCCGGTCAGGAGCGTCGCGCCGGCGCGGGCTTTCTTCGCGGCCTTCTGCGACGCGGCAGCCGCGGCCGCCGCGGCCGTCGACGCGTCGAGGCTGGCGTCGGGCGCCGGCGGCGCGCCAATCGTGGTGTTGGGCGGCGTCGACGCGCGCGGCACGGCGGTCGTGTTGGTCGGTGTGCCGGCGGGCGGCGTGGCGGGTTTGGACTTGGACACGGCTTTAGAGGCTGCGAATCCGCCCGCGAGGCCGACGGCGAGAATCAGAGCGGCGGGCATGCGCGCGGTGGCGTGATTCTGCACGCGTGCGCGCGAGGGTCAACGCGGCATCCGCAGCACTCCGCGGTAGGCCGCGGGCGTCACCGTGTCACATGGAACGCCTGAGCGTCGGCGTGTGTGACTTTGGGTATATGACTTCAGAGAACAGGCGGCGAACAGCGTCAGCCGAACGGATCGAAGTCGTCGCCGTCGACGCGCCCGCCGCCCCCGCCGCGCGGCGCCTGCAGATCGTTGGGATCGAAATCCACGCCGGCCGCCTGCGTCCGGCCGCGCAACTGCTCGATCACGCCGCGCGCCTGCTCGGGCAACACGAACGTCGTCGCGAACGCGTCCCACAAGTCCGGCGACCAGCCCAGCCGCGCCTTCACGAGCTTCTTCGGCTCGACGAGGAACTTGCCCTCGGGCGTGAGGGTGTACGTCGGCGCGGCGCCCTCCTGCACGAGCTCGGGCACACGCGGCAGCCAGCCGCCGCCGGTCGTCCACTTCGCCGACTCGAACCAGATGTGCGAGCGGATATTCGCGTACCGGCGATCGGGCGACGGCGCGCCGAACTGCAGCTCGACGACGTACACGCCCGCGCTCGTCAGGATGTCCCGCGCGCCTGCGCCCCAGCCGCCCGTCGCGTCGATGAATTCCATGTCGGAATTCCACCGCGACTTCGATCGCGCGACGCGCGTCGCGATATCGCTCGACACGGCCGAGCCGCGCACGTGGCGCATCACGATCGGGTTGAACGCGCGCAGGCCCTGCCGCGGGAAGATCACCGAGCGGTCGTCGCCGAAGCGCGCGACGTCGATGCCGAGGCGCTTCTGCGCCCAGTCGTAGGCCTCGTGCGGCACCTGGCGGCGCTGCGCCTCCTCGATGTCCTCTGGACTCAAGATCGCGTTGATGGACTGCCGCGGGAACTCGCCGAGCACGTTGACCTTCACCCACGGGTTGTCGCGGCCGTACGTGTCGATGAGATCCTGTGCCCACTTCAGATCGACGCGCGATGAGCGCTTCGGGTTGAGCGGATCGCCGTTGATGGTGACGATAAACCACAAGTGGCGTCGCTTCACGACGGCCTCATGCAGCGCGCCGTCGAGCGTGTTGCAGTTGCCGGCCTGCACGACCTTCGTCTCGATCCCCCCCGAGAGCACGCCTTCCGCCGTGGCCAAGAGCGCCGGTGGGATGCCGCCGCTCTCGTCGATGAGGAACATCGCATAATCGGCGTGTAGGCCCGCGAGCGCGTCGGCCTGTGCCGTGGCGTCGGCCGTCTTTGGCCAGGTGCGCGCGTGCGCCCACCAGGTCGAGGGGTAACTCACGTGCTCGATGCGCGACGGGCGCCAGCGCAGGATCGACTTAGTGAACGTCGAGCGCTGCAGCCACTTCGAGCACTCGGGCCACAGGTTCGTGTCGATGTTATCGCCCGTGATCGACGTCGCACCGATGCGCGGGTGCGGGCGCGTGGTCATGAAATTGAGCAGCAGCCAGGACTCGACGGCCGTTTTGCCAGGGCCCTTACTGGCCTTCATCGCGATCCGGTTCTTGTGCGGGAACGCCTCAAGCACTTCCTCTTGCCACGCGTCCGGCTCAGCCTTCAGCTCTTCGCGCACGTACGCGGCCGGGTGATCCCACCAGCGGCGTAGCGTGTCGAGCGCGGCCCGCGGGTGCTCACTCACGCCCGGCGCGCTCCTTCGCGATCTGCTCGAGGAATCCGGCGTGGTCGAACCGAACCTCGTGCTCGTGCTTGTCCTTCCAGAACCCGAGCAGCTTCGCCAGGTCGACGAGCGCGGCCCGCTTGTCGACGAGCCGGAACTTCACGCTCTTGACCTCGCGCGCGGCCTTGCCGCCGCCGTCCATATAGCTGTCGACCGTGACCTGCGCGAGCGCGGCCGCCTGTGAGCGCGAGAGCTTCGACCAGTCGAGCGTCGGAGTGCCGTCGGCGCCGACGCTCATGAAATCCTGCATGTTCGCGAAGCCGCAGCGCTGCAGCTCGCGGGCGATGTCAGCGGCCTCGATCGTGAGCTTCTCTTGCAGGTTTTCCTGCGCGGTTTCGACAGCCGCCGCGACTTCAGGTTTTCTCAGGTTTTCGAACCCGATCGCATGTGCGGTCTTCTTCGAGTAGCCGGCGCGGATGGCGGCCTGCGTCGCGTTGCCGTCGACGAGATACTCGGCGATGAAGCGGCGCTGCTTGAGCGTGAACGCGTCGCGCGGCCGCGGCTTGGCCTTCGGCGTGGGGATCGTCGGTCTGCGTCGGCGTGTCGTCACGAGCTGGGCGGATTGATTATGGGCGCTGCGTCAAGCGGCGGGCAGCACCCAACCGAAGAGCCAGACGCAGAACGCAATCCATCCGAGCAGTGCCGCGGCGTGAATCGCGTGCCAGCATCGCAGGAAGCGCCGCTGCGCGTGATCGTCGCTTACCTGCCCGAGCATCGTCCCTATCGCCGCGGCCGGCGCATCGCCCGTCATCGCGTGAGCGCCTCCAGCGCTTCAGCCCGCGCGGCCGTGAGGCTCGCCATCGCATCGTGGCTGCCGCCATCGACGTCCGGGTGACTCTCGCGCGCCCGCGCTTTGAACGCCGCGTCGACGTCGGCGGCCGTCACGACCTGGTCGGGCGCGAAGCCGAGCGTCGTGCGCCAGGTCGTGCCCTTCGCCGGCAACGCCTGATACCCCGTGAACGCCTGCTCGAGCGAGCCCACGCCGTAGCGCTCGATCGTGCGCAGCGCTTCGATGTGGCCCGCGATCGCGGCGAGGTTGCCGGCCACGCGGTTCCACGAGTCGCACGCCAGCACAAGGTCCTGCTTGCCGCGCTTGAAGTAGACAGCAACGCCGGCATCCTCGGGCTCGCGATCGTTCGAATACGGCAGCCCATCGAGGCGCACGCGCACGTTCGACGAGATCAGCCAGGCCTGGGGCCGCACGCCGAGCCGGCGCATCTCGTCGGCCACGCGCGCGATCGCGCCGGCGACGGTGAGCTCTGACTTCCGGCGATACCACTGCCCGGGGTTGAGGCTCGACGGCACGGGCCGGTGCTCGTGGAATGGCGCGCGCTTGCGCTGGTGCGACGGCGTGCGCTTCCAGCCCGTCGGCCAGGCCAAAGGGAATCGTTGCGCGCTCATCGGGCCCGTGCGGCGACGCCCGCCGCTCCGACGACAAAGTCGACGACGCCGTTCGTGTGCGCGCGCTCCACCGGGTCGCGCGTCGGATCTGGGCTGATCTCCTGCAGCTTCCGCTCGATGGCGGTGTGCCCGGGTGCACTCTCGAGCAGGCGCTGGAGCGCGGCCCATTCGTCACGTCGCATTGTGAGCGTGACGCGGATCTCCGGATTCGGCTCCACGATCTCGACGAGGAGGGAGCCGGGGCGGAACCGCTCCTGCGGCAGTTCCCGGCGCGCCGCGAGGTGTTCCCGCACCTGCTCGTGCGCCACTTCGGGATCAAACGTCATCACTTCCTCCAATCGTCCACCGTGCGCAGCATCTCGAGGAATGCGAGCGCGATCGCGTCGCCGTACCCCGTGCCCGCACTCCACGTCTTAGGCACGCGTCCGCCGTCCGGCGTGCGCTGCATCCAACACACCATCAGCGACGCCGGATCGATCGTGCCGGCGACGATCTCCGCGAGGAGCGCCTCGACCAACTCGCGCGCGGACCAGTCCGGCGGCGTCGCTGGCGCGAACGTGAGCACCGGCGCCGGCGGGCGCATCGCGCGCAGGGCCTCGTCGAATTCCTCCGGCGCGCACTCGCGGCAGACGGCGCGATAGAGCAAGTCGGCGAAGCGGCCGCAGGCGGAACAGTCGGCCATTACGTCACGTCCTCCCCGGTCGACAGCCACGTGCGCTGTACCGCGCGGCCAAGCTTGCCGAGCACGGCGTCGAGCACCGCCGCGGCGTCTTCCTTGCGCGCAAAGCGCACGGCCGCGCGGCTCGGCACGTCCCACGGCAGCGCGCCGCGGGCGGTCCAGTAGAGCGGCTCCGAGCTGTAGCAGCGCTCAATCACCCACGCCGTCTCGAGCAGCGGCACCTCGACGGGCGTGTCGGCGTGCCGCTGGTTCGACTTCTTCATTCGACGACGGAGCCCGGATCGTTGAAGACGACGGCTTTGATCGCCCACATCGCCGACGTCTCGAGCTCGGTGAGCGCGACGGACGTGTGCCGCGACGTCGGGCAGTTCGCCTCGATCGCCTGCTTCACGGTCGAGAACGCCGCGCGGAGCGCGGTGATCCTCGCTAGGCCGTCCGTCGACGGCTTGTGGTACGCGAACGGCTTATCAATGTGTGCTGCGTGCTGTGCTGCTGCCTGTTCCATTGGTGGTCTCCTGAAAGTTACGTTCCCTACGCTCGCTGGTACCGCGTGGCCCGGCCCTTCCCGTCCCGCACGAGCCGCCCGTCGTCGACGAGCGCCTGCACGGCCTTCTTCACGTCGCCGGCGCGCGCGTTGGCGCCCTCGACGATCGCCGCGAGCGTCGTCGACGCCGCGGCCAGCTCCAGGACGCGATCAGGCACCGAGCCCGGCGCGATCGCGACGCGGCGCTTCGGCGGCTCGGCATGCTTGCGGAAGTCGCCCGCGCCCTCGCGTTTCACGGCCGCCAGCGCCCGCTCGAGCACGACGATGACGTCGCGGCGCGCCGAGATCTCGCGCTCGAGCGCCTCGATCAGCGCGGCGGCGCTCATATCGACCCCGACACGGGCCGCGACGAAGATCTCGGTCGGTCGGTCGGTCGGTCGGTCGGTCGGTCGGTCAGTGCTCGCCCCTTCGCCGCTTTTTTCTTGTCCCACTGCGCCTGTTGCGTCCGCCGCATCGCGCACCGCGCGCAGCGCAACGCGGGAAAGCCCGACTTCGAATCCGGCATCGGCTTGTCCTGGCCGCAGTCGATACACAGGCCGGCCTCGCGCCGGCGGCGCAGTTCTTCGCCATTCATGACGCCTCCGGCGTACGATCGGCGCGATGCCCCGCCCGATCGTTCATGTCGTGCGTTTCGTCGACGAGCCCGACGCGCATGCCCGTCCGATCAGGCATGAGGGCCCGACGCTGGGTGCGGGCGAGCCGTGCCGCGTCGAGGTCGACGGGCGGTGGATCGCCTGCGTCGTCGTCGGCCGCGAGTCCTCCGCGATCGTCGTGCGCCGCCGCTAGGCGGCGGGCGCGTCGACGCTCGGCGCCGCGTTCGCGCGAGGAGCCGGCGGCCGGCGCGGCGAGAAACAACGCGACGGCGAGCAGGAGCAGGACGAGCCACACGGGCGCGAGCTCGGGGATCATCAGTGCACGTCCTTCTGCGCCGTGCCGCCGGCGGCGTCATCGCCGCGCTCGAACGGCAACGCCGGCGTCTTCGCCCGCCGGATCGATCGCGCGAACGCTTCGAGGTCGCGCTTGTACAGCCCGTGCCGCTCCACGATGCAGCCGAACTCCTCGATGTCATGCCGGCGCGTGCGATACACGAGCCGCCCGCGTTCGTCTTCCATGTTTTCGCCCGTCTCGGGATCCTCCTTCGGCGCCGCGTGGCAGAGCTCGTGATCGAGCAGCGCCGCGCGCTGGGCGTCGGACGTGCGCGCGTCTTCCCAAAAGCTCTTGAGCAGCAGGATCACGAAGTCGTACGGCGCGAGTTCGCGATCGAGGTCGCTCGCCTTCTTGCACTTGCCGAGGACGAGACGCCCGTCGGTGTCGGCCTTCCAGCTCGTGTTCCACGCCAGCGCGATCCGCGCGCCGGCGATCTCCGAGTGGTGCTCGGCCACGAGTGTGTCGAGCAGCGGATACATGCGCTCGCCCGCCAGGCTGCCGACGGCGATGAGTTCGTAGCTGACTTTCTTCGGGCCCTTCGGTCCTCGGGGCATCACGGCCTCACTTTCGGATCGGTGACGGCGCTCGCCGCCGGCTGTCGGTAATAGGCCACGGACTCGGGCTTGAGCCGTCCGCGGCGGATGAGGTACGCGACGAGCGCGTTGACGTCGCCGGCGACGTGGTCGACGTCGGCGATCGCGCAGAGTGTTTGAAAGTGCGCCTGCTCGGGCCGCAGCCGGCCGCCGGCGGCTTTCACTTCCCACCACACGAACCGCGCCGTCCAGCCGCGCGTCGCGTCGAACGGCAGGAACGCGTAGATGTCAGGGATCCCGGGTGTCTGCATCGTGCCCGGGTGATCGCCCTGGCGCCGGCGCGTGCCGAGCACGTAGACCGTGGCGCCGAGCGAGCGCAGCAGGTGCACGCCGTTCGCCTGTTCGTACTTCTCGCGCGGCACGGGCTTCGCGCGCGCGGGCGCCGGCCGCGGATCGACGCGCCAGGTCATCGGCCCCTCGCCATGAACTCGAGGAGCGAGCTGCAGCCGTCCCAGACGCTCTCGAGCACAACGGCCCCGTCGACGACGGTGCGCGGCTGATGCGCGCGCCGCGGCGCCGGCCTACCGCCGCGCGGACCCGCCGCGTGGATGCGCTCGACGCGCTGCCGATCGCGCCGCTCGAGCGTCGGGATCTCGATGCCGGCGTACCGCGCGTGCAGGCGACAGAGGCGCCGCTCACCCACGCGATCGTTCGCCCACTTCTCGCAGCCGATCGCCTCGCACTGGCAGCGCGCCGCGGCCGCCGGCGACAGCAAGGATCCCTCGCTCACGGTTCTCTCCTCGGCGCGAACACCCCCGGCGCCGTCGGGACGTCGAAGTGCCGCGCCGTCAACCACAACGCGTGCCGCAGCAAGTTCGCGTAGCTCGGCCAGCCGCTCACGCGCATCAGCGTGAGCACGACATCGAGTTCCGCGGGCGTGGCCAGCACCGACAGCACCGTTAGTTCAGCGACGGCGCCGGGCGCACGCTCGTCTCGCGGAGCTCGGCCTCGAACGCGGCCTGATCCGCGTCGACCTGCACGCGAATCAGCGGGACGTACACCGTGACCGGGATGCCGTGTTCCGTGTGCCCCGTCCACACCCGCGCCGGGAGCGTGGCGCCGTGGCCCTCGAGCAGCACGAGGTCCGTCGTCGAGTCGATCAGTAGACGCATCGCGATCTCCCTTCACCGGCGCGCCAGGGCGATGCGACTGTTCACTTTTTGCCGCCCTTCTTCGCGGCCGGCTTCTTCGCCGCGGCTTTCTTGGCACCTTCGAGCTTGGCCAGGGCGGCGTCGATCGGCTTCATGTCGAAGCGCCACGGCTTGGTTGACGTCGCGAAGTCTTCCCGATCGTCGATGCCGATCGTCGACAGCGCGAGCACCTGCGCGAGCGTCGAGGGGTTTAGCTGGACGCCGAACGCGCGCTCGATCGCATTCGTCTGAGAGAGGCCGTTCCAGCTGTCGACGGCGTTGAGGAGCGTCGCCACGAACACCACGTTGAACGACAGGCTTTCGACATGCTCGAGAATCCGCCGCTTTGCCTCGGGGAGCACCTGCGTCCAGCGCGCCTGGGCAGCCTGGCGCTCGGCCTTATGTCGCGCATTCTTCTGCTCCCATGTCTCCTGGAGCTTCGACGCGCTGGCCTTCTTCGCCGCGCTGCCGCTCGCTGGCTTCTTCTTCGGCTTCGGCCAGTGCTTCTCGCAGCGCCGCGACGCGCACGCCGCCGGCACGACGCGGTACGGGCCGCCCTGCACGACGACCCCGAGCTCCGCGTGCTCGCAGCTGCCGGGCTTGACTTCCTTCCAGTGCGACGGCGAGAGCGGCAGGCCCTTGTCGTTCTTCGCGGCGCCGAGCCGCATGCGCACCAGCGGATCTTCCGAGAGCCGCAGCACCGTCGACGTCGCGGCCGCGATCACGTCCGCCGTGCCGTGGGCCTCGTCGACGTCGAGCTCCTGCGTGATCTGTTGCGTGAGTTCCGGCTGAAAGTGCTTCGTGTCGTCCGACAACGGATCGAACGCGGCGTGCTCGCGCTGGAACGCGCGCAGCTTGTGAATCGGCTGCAGGTCCTCGGCCGACGGCACCCACCTCTCGTTGAACTCGAGCAGTGGCGAGCGGGACCACACGACGCCGCGGCCCGTGAGCGACACGGCCTCTTTCCGCCGCGGCGCGGGCAGCTGCATCAGCACTTCGGCGTGCTCCATCGACAGCGCGCCCAAGCGGAGCGCGTCGAGCAGCCCGGTCTCGAGCGCGAAGAGCCGCAGCATCCGGTACACGTGATGCTCCGACTTGCCCACCGCGGCCGCGATCGCGGCGATCGACTTCGGCGGCTTGCCGTCGCGCAGCGCGCGGTACGCCTCGGCGATGTCGACGACGTTCATGTCCTTGCGCTGCAGGTTCTCGATCAGCGCGACCTCGCGGGCCTCGGTGTCGGTGAGCTCGCGGACGATCACGGGCAGGACGTGGATCCCGAGCGCCTTCGCCGCGCGCCAGCGGCGCTCTCCGGCGACGATTTCGTACGGCGCGCCGCCCTTCGACGGCCGCACGATCAGCGGCGTCTGAATGCCCTTCGCGCGGATCGACGCGTCGAGATCGGCGTCCGCGTCCAGGCGCCCGATTTGCCGCGGCTGCTTCGCCCACGGCTGCAGGTGGTTCGTGTCGATCTGTTGCACCGAAAACGACGTGTCCATCAGTCCCCCCTTAATCGCGGCTGCCCGCGGCCGCGGCGCGGCCGTCGCGCACGCCGCGCGTGCGGCGTCGAGTCGTCTTGAACGGCAGCGGCGCTGGTCGGCGCGCCGCTGTGCGACGTTCCCAGCACTCGCAGCGGACGACGGCGCGATCACCGGCCCGCGGATAGCGCCAGCCTGAGCCGCCACACGCCGCGCAGCGCGACACGCCGCCGCTCATCCCTGCGCCTCTGGGTCGGACGCCGGCGCCGCGCCAAACGCGCTTTGCATCCGTGTCAGCCACGTCTCGGCCCACGCCACCGCACGCGCCGACCAGGCGTTCGTCTCCGGTGTATCGCCCGTGTGGATGCCCAGGAACCACTGCTCGGCCGGCCGCCAGCTATTCGGCGCGAGATCGGTGACGTGCGAGTACTCGCAGCCGCGGGCGTTCGCGATCGTCCCCACGAGACACGCGCACGCGCCCTCGTACGTCGAGCCCTCCACGCGGCCCTCACGGAGCGCGGCGATCAGCGCCGGCACTTCCGCCGGGGCGGCGCTCAGCACGGCCCAGAAGTCATCACGGAAGTACGCGAGGTTCGCGTCGCCGAGGTCCGCGCCGCGGAGGTCCGCGCCGCGGAGGTTCGCGTCGCCGAGGTTCGCGTCGCCGAGGTCCGCGCCGCGGAGGTTCGCGCCGCCGAGGTTCGCGTCGCCGAGGTTCGCGCCGCGGAGGTTCGCGCCGCGGAGGTTCGCGTCGCCGAGGTTCGCGCCGCGGAGGTTCGCGTCGCGGAGGTCCGCGCCGCGGAGGTTCGCGTCGCCGAGGTTCGCGCCGCCGAGGTTCGCGTCGCCGAGGTTCGCGCCGCGGAGGTTCGCGCCGCGGAGGTTCGCGTCGCCGAGGTTCGCGCCGCGGAGGTTCGCGTCGCGGAGGTCCGCGCCGCGGAGGTCCGCGCCGCTGGCGAGCGCCGCGTGTAGCGCGTCGCGCACGGTGGCCGCGGAGCCTTCCCAGAGCACGACCTCCGTCCAGCGGTGCAGAATGCGGCGCGTCGGGATCGTTTCGGGGTTAGTGGTGCCAGTCATGCGAGCCTCCGGCCGGCGCGCTCACGGCGCGCAGCGTCGAGTACGAGTTGGTTAGCGGGCGTCATTTGCCCGTCGGCGCGTCGATCAGATCCTCGGCCGGCCAGAGCGGATTGAGCGGCTGGATCGTGAGGCCGTCATGGGTGCCGTCCATGTCGATCTTGAGGTCGCCGCGGTGGAAGGCGCGCCAGAGGGCCGCCACAAGCCCGACCGAGATCACTGGCGCGTCCGGGGCGAAGATCCCGGCGCCGGTCGACGTCGCTTTCACGGCACGGATAAATTGATTGTCTCGGTTCACGGGTTAGGACTCCTTCGCCTTTGCGCGGCGATTGCGCTGGCATTGCAAGCCCGCGCGCCGGGCGATCTCGCTCCGGCGCTCGGGGGTCATGGTGGTCATGCGCGCATGGCTCGCCTTCGTGGCGATGGCCGTCCGCTCGGCGGCCGTCGCGTCGGGATCGTTTCGGGGTTAGTGGTGCCAGTCATGCGAGCCTCCGGCCGGCGCGCTCACGGCGCGCGGCATCGATGAGCAGTTGGTTGGCGTGCTGGAATCGCCCGTTGCACGCGTGGTCGTGCCGGCGGCCGCACTCGGTGAACCAGTCTTCGGGTTCCTGCTCCTCGAGCGCGCGCGCGATCGGATCACTGACGGTTAACTGACGGTTAAGATCTCTTCCTGTTAAAGGGGAGGAACGACGTTCCGCTCTGAGGGGAACGTGGTTCCTCCCTGAGCGGAACGTGGTTCCGTTCTCAAAGGTGGACAGGTCAACTAACCTATCGAAGTGGATCTGGTACGTCGGCTGCCGCCGCGGCGTCGACGCTTTCACGACGCTCACGAGCCCACGGGCGACGAGCGCCGCGAGGATTTTCCGCACGCAGCGATCGGTGAGTCGGGTGTGCTTGACCACGAGCGATCGGGGGGGGTAACAGACCCCCTCCGACACGTCGGCAAAGTCCGCGAGCGCCACGAGCACGAGCACCTCCGTGGAGGTGAGCGCGGCGCCGCCGGCGAGGATGGCGGAAATGTGACGGATCGACATACGCGCGCCGACTAGCAGGGCTGCCGGCGGCAGCACGCGATCCGATGGAGCAAAAGCCACGGGGCACATGACATTCGAGACCTCGAGCGAACACCGAACGACTAGAACGCGAACGTGTCGCGCGCCTCCGCCTCGTGCTGCCGCTGCTCGAGCAGCGGCGCCAGGCCTCGCGCGCGCACGTAGGTGACGAAGCGATCGAGCCAGGCGCGGCAGTCCGCCTCGAGGCCCAGGTACGGGAAGTAGTTGACGGTGTGGATCTCGCGCAGCAAGATCTCGCCGCTGCGGTCCTCGTCGAGCTCGTGCACGCGGTACGTGACGTACGCCCCGCCGAGCACGTCGAGCATGAAGCGCCACTGCAGCGAGTCGGCGTACTTCTCGAGGCGGAAGCCGCTCGTCGTCGCCTTGTTCTCGACGATCTGCACGCCGGCGATCTGATCGGCCTTCGACACGACGACGACGTCGCCGTAGGCCTTGGTGCCCTTCACCTGCACGACGCCGAGCGGATCGACGAGCGCCAGCGCGGGCTCCATCACGTCGGGCCGGAAGATGAACGTGCCTGACTGGTAGTTCCCGCCCGGCGTGCGGTGCGTCTCCGGGTCGCCGAGGATCGCGTCGAACGCACGCCCCAGCAGGATCTCGTGCGTCGGCACGAAGCCCTCACCGCGGATCGTCGCGAGCAGCTCGTCCTCGGCCATCCACGGGTGCTCTTCGTCTTGTTCCACGAAGAGCCGGAATGATTCGATCGTCGTCGTCGACACGCGCAGCACGGCCTAGAACCCCAGCTCCGGATCGACGCCGGCGCCGGCGCCCACGGGTTCCGGCTGCGGTTTAGACTTCGGCGGGTCGACGAAGCGACGCGTCTTCGGGTCGAACACGATGCCGAGCGTCTTGCCGCGCCCCTGCAGCAGCTTCTTCACCTGGAGCGCGGCGACCTGTGGGAGCTTGTTGATGTCGACGAGCGCGCGATCAAACTCCGCGGCGACCGTCATGTCATTGATGGCCATGCGAAAGTCGTCGATCTGTGCGGTGAGCTGCGCGCCCTCGGCGGAGATCCTGCCGAGCGCCTCGCGGCCCTTCACCATAAGCTCGGCGAGCAGCGTCGTCGCCTTGTCCGCCTGCGGGATCACGATCGGCTTCCAGCCCGCCGGGTTCTTCCCGACCCAGCGATCGGTCGGGTTGAAGTCGAGCACGCGGTCCTTGCCGCGCATGTAGATGAACCCGACGAAGTCGGCGACCTTCATGATTTCGGCGTAGCTGCCGCCCGTGACGTCGGGCCGCACGATCACGGAGTCGCCGTCTTTGTCTTCCTTCGCGTGCGCGAGCAGCACGACGTCTTTGCCGAGCGCGCGCGTGCGCGTGAGCCACTTGTTGAACCCGGCCTTCAGCGCGCCGAAGCCCGGCAGCGAGAGGTTGCCGCCGCCGCGGTCGTACTTCGGGTTGTCATCCATCAGCTTCACCGCGAGCATGTCGAGCACGCGGCCGATGGTGTCGGGCACGACGGTCTTGTACGGATCGAGCGCGCCCTTCGACGTGGACAGCTCCTCGAGATCCGCCCAGCTGCTCACCGAGAGCGTGTCGCGGCGATTGACGGCACGGTGCGCGCCCTGATCGGCGTCGATCAGGAGCGGATCGGCGCACGAGTACCCGAGCGACGTCTTGCAAATGCCGGGCTGGCCGAAGATGAGAATGACGGGATGTTCGACGTCGATCGGCTGGGACGCGGGGATGATCTTCACGGGTTAACGCCCTCCTCTGAGCGCGACGAAGTACAGCGATAGCAGGTGATCGGCGGTCAGCTCGGCGAGCGGGCACGTCGGCTCGCAGCCGTCGACGCCGTTGCACACGACGCAGAACGGCGCGCGGTCCTCGGGTTCGCTGTGATTGACGCGGCACGTGCTCCGCAGCTCCACGCCGGTGAGCGCGTCGTCGATGGCTTGGTTCACCGCGCGGCGGCCGTCCAGGTCGACGGCGTCGAGCTGCGCGACGGCGTAGCGCACCGCGAGCGTCGCGATGAGCGTCTCGATCGGCGTGAGGGGTTCGAGCACCGTGCGCTCGATCGCGCGGATGACGCGCTCAGTGTTGACGCCGAGCATCTTCGGCGGCAGCGGGCGGGCGACGGACGCGCGGATCAGGTCGAGCGCGTGCGTCATGACGGGCGAGATCGGCGTGCTAGAATCGGCAGCGTTCATAGTTCCTCCAATGGGCTAGCGCGGTTCACGGCCGCGCGGGCCCGATTTACGTACGCGCCTGCGACTTGGGGAACTGGCCCGTGAGGAACCAGCGCACCCGCCCAACGAATCCGAGATCCCGAAAGCGGCGCAGATACAGCGCGTCGACGGCCAGCGCCTCGAACGTCCGGCGCAGCGTCGTGTCGCGCGCGTCGAGCTGCTGCTGCTGCGCGTCGCGCTCCTTCAACCACACGCGGATCGCGCCGGCGAGTTCGCGCTTCGCCTGCTCGACGTCGCCCGCGAGTTCCTCGCGCGACTTGATGCGCACGACCGTCACCGGCCGCGTCTTGCCGTTCAGCGGGCCGCCCATGCGCTCACCTGAGGGATGCGGATCTGTGTGGCCACGTCGAGCTCGGGATCGAGCAAGGCGAGGGCGATGAGCACGTGGCGCTTGAGCTTCGGCGTCGCGAGTATCCGGTCGAGATGCATGCGCCGCTCGCCCGTGATCCAGCGCCCGAGCTCGGCGGCGTCGACGCCGCATGCGGCCGCGGCTTCCTTGTGCGACAGGTGCGCCATCGCGATCGCGAAGTCGAGCGCTTGGCCGAGGGCCGCGCGCATGTCCACAATCTGGACATCGGTGATCGCCGGGGTGTCCACGGAGACGACTCGCTCGAGCACGCCGGCGGGTGTCATGCTTCCCCCGTCATCGCGCGGTCGAGGTCCGCGCGACGGAAGCGCAAGCTCGTCCCCGCGTAGCCCCGCGGGACGGCCTTGCGCTCAATCCACGAATAGAACGCTTTCATGGGGTTGTCGTAGTC